GAGGGTGTAAAGCTACTTTACAGAGGGTGTAAAGCTACTTTACAGAGGGTGTAAAAATATAACACTTTGCAAAAGTTGCATATTATGACATTATGTGATATAGTTAGCGATATGAAATATTTAAGTGTGACAGAATATGCCGAACGGTACAAGCTCGGCAGAGCTACAGTACGACGTTGGGCGCACAATGGGCAAATTGAATGTAAGCGAGTTGGTCGGCAATTCCGCATCCCAGAAAATGCATTACCAAGAGTTCGGGGGTATGAGCCAAGTGAGTAGGCTGACTGCCGAGGGTGAAATTGAATGCGCATTGAAAGCGCACATCACCCAGATGCAGGATTATGATCTTGCCCCACTGCAAGAGCAAATAGAGGAATTTCGAAAGCCGAAACGGAAACGTCCACTAACCGCTCAACAGCGTGAGCTTGAACGGGCACGTAAACGCCGCTACTATCAAGCCCACCGTGAGGAACGGTTGCAACATGACCGCGAACAATACGCGCGAATCAAAAAAGAATATCCCAGAAAATACGAGGAACGCTTAGCGCAGATACGCGAATATAAGCGTTCGAAACGATTGGAGCAAAACAAATGAACGACCCTATTATGCTAATCGAACACGGACGACTCACAGGTGAGCCTGAATTGAAGACAACGAAGACGGGTAAGCAGATTCTGCAATTCACCGTGGCCGGTAACGGGTCGCACAAGGATAAGCAGACCGGCCAGTATGTGGATGATTGCCAGATTTTCATCCGGTGCACGGAATGGGATGTCAACCGCGCGCAAGCCCTGCAAAAAGTGTTGCACAAGGGCAGTGAGGTACGTTTGGAAACCGCTTTCAACTACAATTGCGTGACCGACCAGAACGGACAGCCACGAGTGTATTTCGATGCTCGATTCCCGAAGATTACCGTGTACCCGCCCCGTCCGCCGAAGACTCAGCAACAGCAGACGCCGACTAGCCCGTCCAATTTCGACGACTTTGGTCATAGTGACGCTTGGAGTGAGACAGCATTTTGAAAACCAAAACGTTAACGTTTAACGCGTATGGCATGACTCCCGCGCCCAAGGGTAGTTACCGGTTCGTGCGGGGGCACGCCATCCCCATGAGCAAGCGAGAGAAGCCATGGCGTGGTCTAGTGTCTGATAATGCGCGTATTGCAATGACTCGGGAAAAGTTCACACAGTTTGCCAAGGACGTTCCCGTGTCGGTGCGTATCACGTTTTTCATGCCGCGCCCCAAAACCGTGAAACGTCATATGCCTACCGTCACGCCGGACGTTGACAAACTGTGCCGTGCCGTATTGGACGCCTTGACCGATGCGGGAGTGTGGGTGGATGATAGTCAGGTGGTTGACTTGGGAGCAACAAAAATCTACGCGTCCGGTATCCATGTCGGCGCACATATCACAGTGGAAGGGTTAGCACATGAGGGAGATTAAGCATAATATCGGTCATATTCTTGGCAACATCGTGGCCATGCTGTTGCTAGTGTCTTTTACGCTGATGATGATTCTTATCTGCGTACTGTTGTTGAAAACCATTTTAAGCGTGGTGGGCTTATGAGCTTGACGTGGAAACAGCTGGAAGCGTTGAGTATTCCGCATAATTCGACGCCGATTGATTTGAATGACACTGAGATTAAAACCATGATTGTGGAATGCCGTAAGCCGCATAGTGTGCAAATGGAATTGGAGGACTTCGAATATGGGTGTTAAGAAAGGAATGGTTAACAATCCGACAGGCAAGGGTGGTTTCGGCGATCATCCGGAAAACGCGTGTAATGGTAGGTGGAGGAAAGAAGACTCATACACTTATAGCGTTAATAAGTTTGGCCGCATGACTGATATAGAACTGCAAGAGGTTATCTTGCAGGCGAATGGTGGCGAGCTTACCCAATTCCAGCAAGCCGCGTTGAAAACCGTCCTTGACATGAAGAAAGATGAAGGTTGGAAGAAGCTTGTAGACACCGTTGATAGGGTTGACGGCAAGGCTTTGCAACCGGTCGAACAGACGGTTAACGGCTATGTTCCACCAACTATTAATATCGAGTTTGTCAAAGGTGATGAAGATGAAGAATGATTTTTGGACTGTGCGGGAATGGCTTGAATTTGTCCAGCATCCAGCGGAAGACATGAGTTATGCAACGGTTCGTTTTGGTCGGTTTCTGTGGGATAATTGGCGGCTTACGCGCGGCTCGAAGACTGTCAGTATGGTGAGACGTAATATCAATGGTGTTCGGTCTGGACTTATGAAAGCTTATCCGAGAGCGCAGAAGGCGTATATACTCCGTCTATACATGATATGGCGTGAGAAAGATTTCAGCCGCCGTTATATCAGCTGATTTTTACGACACGCTGAGTTGCATTATCGTGCAAGACAATGTATATTATTTCTCGGCAAGAAAAGAAATTGAGCAATCTATCTATATATATAATTTAATTCCCGTCTAGTTTTTTCCTTTCATTTGCGCTAGACGGGGCTGGAACGTTGCGCGAGCGGTTTAAGCGGGCACCCTGCTAAGGTGCTAACTGGCAACGGTTCGGGGGTTCGAATCCCTCACGTTCCGCAATCCTAACGTTAACCTAGGATAAGCGTTAGGCGGTTGAGTACACTACTCTTGCAGTGACTCAGACGAAATATAAAAGGGCGGCTAGCGAGCACGGTCGATAGTGAGGTAACATGTGCTCTCCGGCCAACGGTTGGCAGTCGATAGGATGGCGGCAGTAATACGCCAATATCCAAGCTAACCAATTTTCCCGTGGTGTAATGGGTAGCACGGCAGTCTTTGGAACTGCTTGTTTTGGTTCGAGTCCAGACGGGAGAGCGAGACATTGGATAGAACGGGACGCGGTTATTGGTCGTGTTACCGTCAGCCCCTCTACTCGCGCGATTAGAGGGGCGTTTCCATATCAATTACTAGAATACGTGGTATGAAGATTCCAGACGATTACGCTAGCCTTTTCTGGTGGACTCACTCACCCGCCCCGCCAGCCCGCTATTACGTGTTTGAGGGGGGGCGTAGCTCAGGCAAAACCACTACCATATGCCAGTCGCTAGTATTGCGTGGCGCAGTCAAGCCTATTCGAGTCTTGTGTGCGCGCGAGTTCCAAAATTCGATCAACGAATCTGTGAAGAAGAGTCTAGAGGACTCTATACGCCTGTTAGACCTTGGCGGGTACAGTATCACAAAAGACTCGATAGAGCACGAGAACGGCACCAGTTTCGTGTTCAAGGGCTTGCATAATGACCCCGAAACCACCGTCAAGGGTCTGGAAGGTATCGACGTGTGTTTCATCGATGAAGCGCAATTCATCTCGAAGCACTCGCTGGATATTCTTCTGCCGACTATCCGCAAGGAAAACAGTACGATTATTTTCGCCATGAACCCGCTGACCCCTAAAGACGAGGTCATGCAACGCTTCGTATGGAATGCCAACGAACAAGTCAAGGCGCGAACCATCCACAAGCACGTCACCTATCGAACAGCGCTCAAGGCCGGACTACTACCGCGTGAAGTATTGCAACAAGTCCAAGAGGCTAAAGGGTCGCCCGACTTCGCACACATCTGGGAGGGTAAGCCGACCGATAACGTGCTTAATCGTATTATGTCGTGGCAACAATTGCAGTCAGCTGGAACCAATATCATGCCTGACGGTGGTATAACCTTTGGTGTTGATGTTGCACGATTGGGAGCCGACCGAACAGCGGTAGCAGTGAATAAGGGCGGCACTATTATCGATTTAGTCAGCTGGAACCACACGCGTTTAACGGACTCAGCACAGACCATTAGACAACTGGCAGACCGGTACAATCCTGTCGCTGTTAATATTGATGACTGCGGTGTTGGCGGTGGTCTAACCGACATGCTTATTGCCGATGGGTTGCCCGTCCAGCCGATTAATTCCGCGTCACGCGCTAAAGACAATACGAAATATCCAAATATCAATAGTGAGATGTGGTTTACTTTCGCGGAAAAACTCACGAACGGTGACATACATTTTATTAACTCATTGCCCGATAAAAACGATTTGTTCGAAGAACTAAGCACGCGTGAATGGAAACTGACCACGAAGAATCAACGTCAGGTGCAAGCGAAAGCGGATTACAAGGCGGCAAATAATGTTGGCTCGCCTGACCTTGCGGACGCTACACTATTGAGTGTGTACACGCCGGTGAAGTTGACAAGTTGGGATGTTGAGGTATTATAGAGAACGCTGGTAAAGCTTTGGTCCTTTTTCTTTACCGGCGGTTGGTTGATTGGTAAGCCCTCGCTGGGATGGCGGGGGCTTTCCTAGTATAATGGGAACCGTTATCAATAAGCCTATTGAAAGACGGTAACATTGTCTAAATTCGGATATAAAATCAGAAGTTTCTTCACGCGTCCAACGTCCCCCGCATTGACTGAAGGGTGGACTAGGGTTAGCGGCAGTGGAACGCAAGTGATTCCACCGTATGACGCTTACGCGCAGATTTTTCCATATTCGAACGCCATTGCTGGACGTTTCGCAACTATCATTCCTTATGCGGTTGATTCTCAGGGCGAGCGTATCAACCCGGCACCACCGGCGCTTAAAGCATTGTACGCGCCTAATAATCAATTTTCTTGCCTTGAATTTCTGAAATTCATCGCCAATAGCATTCTCACCCAGTCGCATCTTGATATACTGATCTGGACGAATCAAGGCGGATATATTCAGCCGGGCGGCGAGATTACCACGGACAATATCGCTGGTTATACTTTCCTCCCACAAGATAGTAGGCAGTGGGATAGCAGTCATACGACTTGGACGCATCGCGTCACCATGACCATTAACGGACGTTTGGAGACCCGCACTTTTACCCGGAATGAGACTATCGCGCTCAGCTATTCCGCTCACCCGCTCGACCCGTCGCGTGGCATAAGTCCCGCGCAGACCATCCGCAAGTGGGCGAACGTTGACGACATGATAGCGGATTACGAGCGTGGCTTCTTCGCCAACGGCGCTGTCCCCGCTGGCATGATGGGTATTGTGTCCGCTACCGCCGACGATTTCACCCGCACCAAGAATCAGCTTGAGCAGGCGTTCCAAGGCGCCGGACGCAATAACGGCGTGGTCTATAACATGATTCCGGTTGACCCGCTGTCTGGTAAACCGTCCGATACGGGGAAACTTGTGTGGGTTCCTTTCCAGCAGGCTAATAATTCGCTTGACTTGTCCAGCCTTAACGATGTGGTAAACAATCGACTTGCAAGCGCTTTGGCCGTGCCGGATATTGTGCGCGGTATCGATAATGGTCAGACCTATGCTAATGCTGAGCAAGCGGAACGCGCATTCATTGAAAACACGTTGAAACCGTTGTGTATGACGGTGTGGGACAAATTCCAGTTCGAACTTGACCGCATTACCGGCGGACTCGGCTACGGCATTAATTTCACTTTGGACATTCCTGCGCAAACGGACGTGCGCAAGGTACAGGCCGACACTCAGGCCGTGCAGGTCGAGACCCTTATCAAGCTTATCAACGCGGGGGCGAGCGTGGAAACCGCTGTGAAGGCATTGCACTTGCCCGACGAATATAGTGCGCTTGAGTTGGAGCCCACTCCGTCTCTTTTCATTAAGCCTGAAGCCCCGCAAGTCTCCCCGCAGATTGTGCCACAGATTCAGGCATCGAAAGATGATGGCGTTAAGACGGAACCGGTGAAACCGGACGTGGAAGAATCAACCGTAAGCAAGGCAACTAAGCTAGTCCGCAAATACTATCGTAACCTAATTGATCTTAATCTCGCGGCGCACAGTTTCGCTAAGCCAGAAGTGGACAGTGGGGAGATTCAAGCAGAACTCGTAGACGGCCTTTTCTCCGTCTATGAGCCGGAAATAGTCGCATACGCCAACTCGACAGGCAAGACGATTATTCAAGCCATGCAGGAATTGGCTAAGACTAATCCGGACATTGCCAAAATTTTGGACGCTTGGACGCCCTCGCAGATTGCCCAACTTGTCGGCTGGGAGACTCTGCCGGAAACGTTCGAGAAGGCGTACCGGAAGCAGTTGACCAAGACTGTGGCCGCTGTGACGGGTACCGCCAATAAAAGTATCACCAAGATTATCGAGCAAGGCATCAAGGACAAGCTAGATTATAAGGAACTTGTACATCAATTGTACGGGTTGCTTGACGATGACCGTGCCGAACTCTTGGCCGGGAATGAACTGCGGAATGCGGAACGCCTAGGAAACCTCTATTCCGCGCAGAATCTCAGCAAGAAAACCGGCGTGACCTTGAAAAAGGTCTGGCACACTAGCGGCCTTGACGCTGGCAGTGAGCAAAAACCGTGCCCGTTCTGCGAGCATATGAATGGCAAGGTGGTCGGCCTCGCGGAAAGCTTCATGGACGAGGGTGATTCCGTGGATATTGACGGTGAAACCTTCACCAATGATTACGTTTCGATGGTTACTGCGGCGGCTCACCCGCGCTGTCGTTGCACGCAGACTTACGAGGTGGCGTGAAAAATGGAAATCAAGTGCAAGAAGTGCGGAAGGTTCCTAGGCGAGACGGAGCATAGTATCCGCCTTATGCTCAAGTGCCCTAACTGCCGTGCCTATCTGCTCTATCACATCACCATGCTTAGTGAGAATCATTCTCATTAATAGTGTTAGAATCAGTGTAGAGCAATAAAGCCCCGTAAGGACGCTCAAAACGTAAGGAAATAGGAATGCAACAGACACTCACATGCGACGCGAACAATGTCAGCAGTGACGGACATACGTTGACGTTCCTTGCCAACTCCGGTACGCGCATGACCAATGGCTACACGGTAGACCTTGCAACACTGCAAGCCCCCGTGAATGACGGCCAACTCAAGCTCGTAGCCGACCTAGCCGACTCCGACCGACTGACCTTGCCACTACTGCTCGACCACATGCCGAGCATCACGGCACAAGTCGGTATCATCGAAAAACTGTGGTTTGATGATACCGGGTTAATGGCTCAGGCTCGACTAAGTGACAATGAGCAAGGCCGGAACGTACAACAGTTGGCAAGTGAAGGAATGCTAACCAACTCTTTCAGTATCACAATCGACTTCGATTCTGACCCCGACGAAAACGGTGTAATCCATAACGCCGAACTCGTTGAGATTAGCGTGGTCTACCGTGGTGCCGATAGTAAGGCGGTTTTCCGTAGTCTAAACAGTATCGAAGGGAAAATAATGGAACTCAAGAATAATCTCACCAAGGATGAAGCGCAAACCCTGATTGACCAAATCACGGCCGCTATCAATGGTCTGACCGAAAATGACGACGACAACACCGAGCCGGAAGAGCCGGTGCAGTCCAATGAGGCAGAAAACAGTAAGGAGGGTGACACCGTGGCTAATGGTCGAACCAATATCATTATTAATAGCGCGGGCGGTGCGCGTCAGTCTCTCGCCAAGGCCAGTGACCCGCTGAAGGACTGGCTGAAGAGTGAGGATGCTACCAAGGCTTACGAGCAGGCGTTGTGGCGTACCGATAATCAGGGCGTGCAGGGCTTTAAGACTGCTTGGCGTGAGGAACTGGCACGCCACGCCTATGCTGACAATGCTTCTATTGATGAAGCTAGTGTTGGCAAGCTTGTCCCGACTTCGGTTATTACGGAAATTGAAGACGCTCTCAACAAGGCTAGCGAACTGTGGCCGCTGTATCGCAAGCTTGACGTTGACAGCTTCACCGTTGGCGCTCAGCTGGCAGGCCTGACCGATGACACTCGCGCCCACGGCTACAAGGTCGCAGACTATGGCACCAGCAAGAAGACTCAGAAGTTCAATCTGGTTGAGCGCAAGCTTGCCGCAGACTTCGTGGTCAAGTACGCCGTGCTCAACAAGGGTGACATCCGCCGCACCGATAAGCCGGGCGCACTTGTGAAGTATCTGCTGGCCGAAATGCCGAACTACATTCTGCACGCTATTGACCGCCAGATTATTCTTGGCGGCTACACCGACCTTGATTTCTTCCGCTCCGTGCAGACCGATGCTAAGGACACTTCCAGCGAGTTCGCGGGGAAGAATTTCGTTCTGAGCGCGGCCGAGGGTGCTCGTGCTAATCTCGTGCTTGATGTGGTCGGCCTTGCATCCAAGATTACCGCCGCCGGTACCAAGGTGCTCGTGCTTAGCCCCGATACCAAGGTGGATATTATCACCGCGGCTGATGGCATTGGCCGTCCGCTCGTTGGCTACGGGAATGATAATCTCGCCGCCTATCTTGGCGTGGATAAGGTTATCACGCCGGACTGGTGGACTGATGCGGATGATGCTACGACTCGCGCCGTGATTATCGTTCCTGAAGCCTATGGCGTGGTTGGTGATACGTCTATCAGCGCTTTCACCAATTTCGCGTTGAAGACTAATGAGCAGGAATACCTGAGTGAAATCTTCGCTGGTGGCGCTCTGACCAAGGTCAAGAGTGCCGGTGTGCTGACACCGAAGGCTAGCGCCTGACGATAAGTGACGGGGGTAGGGTCGTAACCCTACCCATCTCGTTTTTAAGGATTAGATATGACTAATATTTACGCACATCTCGCTGACGGTGACGCTCCGAAAACTCAACATATCACCGAAGTAAGTTTCGTAGATGAAACCGGTAAACACATTGATATTGGTGCGGTAGCGTTAACAAATCTCCGCAAGCTTACCAAGTTGCAGAGTGACGCGGGACTGGCGAACGTTATCACCACCGTTAACAAGATTCTTGATGCAGTCAAGGCCAATTGAACAGGTAAAATAGTAGGGGTATCCCAATATGTGGGATACCCCTTTTCGCATATTTGGAGGAAAAATGTCTTTTATCCCGATTGAGAATATTGGCGGTGAGAACGCTCGTAAATGGTTGCCAACCATACTGCCCGCATTGCAGAAACTTTTATGTGGCGCAATGGTGTCTCAAGCTACCGGAGCCAACACAGCCATCGTGAGTGAAGATGGACAAACAATTGTTCTAACCGCATGGTATAGCAGTATCACCAAAGTGACGGTTAACGATAATCCAGCCGCATTCACATTCAACCCGACTGTGGGCGACATGGATTACACTACCGGCCAAGTCGAACAAATGTACGGCAACACGCTCACCCTCGAAACCAAGGCAGAGCCGGGCACTGTAGTAACCGTCGCAGGAACATACGGTTTCGACACCCTCCCGGCTAGTCTGCAATCTGTGTTGTCAGGTATGGCCAGTGCAATGCAACGACATGCGGACGAAACGGATATAATCACCAGCAAGAGCATCGAAGACGTTAGCGTGTCCTACCAGCGAAACACAGCCACGGACACGCTCACTCAAGCAATCCAACCATATCTAAGCGTCATTAACATGTGGAGTCTCTGCGAGAAGCCGTTAGGCGTCGGAGGTATCGCAACACCCAACACACTGCCAGTAGTACCGTATTGGATTGGGGACGGTGATGGTCTTGGATTGTAATCCATTCAAACTTTTTCCCGATCAAGTGGAAACCGTCGAACTGTGGAAGTATGCGAGCAGTGAACGAAACAACAAGAAACTAGCCGACGTACACGCGATAATCAAACGTTCAACCAACTCCGACGCGTTCGGAGACTATGGCGTGCGTATCGCCACCCGCCGATTCCATTTGCAAGCCGAAGACATACCAGCAGACCTACGCGACCCCGACATGCTATTTGACCTGATAGTCAAAACCAAAAACCGAGCGTTCAAAATCACTCAAGCAAGCCAAGGTGACGACATGACCACCGGGGAAACACGTTTCATCACAGTCTACGCTCAACCATACGGAAGGAGCACACTATGAGCCTACAAGTCACACTCAATAAAGGCGTGTATGAGCAAGGCCGTCAAGCCATGCGCAATGGTCTAGCCCACATGCTCACCGATATCCACAAGGATGCAGTAACCAACGCCCCAATCGGCAAAGCACCCGAAGACAAACACCCCGGACTATTGAAAGCTTCAGGACGTTTCAAACTCCAAGGCATGAAAGGCTATGTCACCTTCGGTGGCGGCAGAGTCCCATACGCCAAACGACGAGAATACGAAAACCATCGACACCCCGGCACAAGACTCTACCTACATCGTGCAGGAGCCAAAGCCCAAGCACACGCGGACAACTATTTCCAAAGGATACTCAAATGATTGAACTGGCAGTAGCATTAGATCTAGCAGAACACGGCTTCGGTACTTATGGGGAAACCATCTTCGTAAACGAAAGCCCCATATTAGACACGGGCGCAGTCAGCAGTAAGGATGGCATATGGATAACCTCCACCACAGTGAGCAACGGCAACGGGCATTACACTGACCAACTCACCATAAGCACACGCTTCTACGATGTAATCCGACAAGGCGAATACCTCCTAAAACTCATGGAATACATCAACACACAGTTGGTAGACCAATGCACGCTAAGCTGTCAACCCGAAAGCCCAATAGTCTATGACAAACTCACCATAAGCCCCGCAAGCAGTATAGACTTAGACGCGGTAGACAGTGAAGGCCATTATGTGAGAAGCATCCACTTCACCATCACCTACCCACTCCCAGATTTAAACGGGGTAAAAGTGATAAACTAGGAACTAAGCAGAAAACGATAATCATTCTCAATAAGGAGTAACACAATATGGCAACCACAGACTACAGTCTCATCGGCAAGAAAACCGTATACATCGGGCAGGAGGAATTCGCCCCCGAGTTGGTCGGCTCAGACGGTATCACCATCACCCTCACCCCAAACACCGTCGACGTGGAATCACAGGCCGGAACCATTAGTGTTCCTACCGGCACCTATAGCGAGATTAGCGCCACTATTCCCCTCATCATTCCGAACATGACCGTGCTTGGCCGCATCTTCCCAAGTCTTGCCACCAAGGGCACGGCAGGCACCAAGGTCACTTTCGGCGCGGGCGAATGCACGGCCATCACTTCCAGCCCAATCGTTATTCACAACACGTGCGACGCGGACAGCACGAACGACGTGTATATCCCCGCCGCCCTGATTCAGAACGGCGGCGAGTTCGCCATCGGCTCCACGAGTGACCCGGTAACTATCGAACTGAACGTGACCATGCTCCCGGACGAAAAGGGCTACGTTAACTTCGGATGCTCCGACCCCACCAAGCGCACCAAGTATGACCCGTCCACCATGAGCTACAAGGAAGTCACCGACTCCCAGACCACAAACTGGACTAGCGGCGAGTAAGGACAAACATGATGAGTGAAGAAGCTCCCGGAACCGTTGTCATTGACACGCGCGAACAAACCGAAGCGCACACGTTGAAACTGATTACCAGCGAACACCCCGAAGGCGTTGTATTCACCGTTAATCCGATGGGCGCGGGCACCTACCTTAAGTTCGCGGATAAGGTCAAGGCGCTGCAAGCATTGCAGCAGCAGGATACCAGCGGCAAGCAACTGCTGCGCATCCAATCCGACTTGTGCAAGCTGCTCATCCCCCTCGTAACCCCTAACGAGGAGTTCTCAACGTGGATTAGCGACGCAGAACGTAAGTATCCTCTCGCCTTCCAAGCGGTGATGCAGCAGATTATGCGCTTCGTTTTCGGCAGAGCCTACTTCTAAAAACAGGGGTTTAGTCGATGGCGGTGCATAAGGTCATTGACGATTTCACGCCGGAGCAACTGGCAAAACTCAAGGCAATCAAGGCTAAGAGTGGGGCTGGGGCTTCGGCGTTTTATCGTGATAACGAGATGCTACTGGCTGAGTTCGGCAAATACTACGGGTGGCAGGCCGTATGTGACGTACTGGCCGACAGAGTGACATACGAGACGTTCATAGCCCTACTCAACGCCGGTCGCGCCATGCGGCTCCGTGAGCGTATCGAGTCCACGCAGGACATGGCCGCCGCAATCGGGGCAACGTTCAGCAAAAAACCGGAACAGTCATTGCGTAAATATCTGAAGGAATTGGAGAAGGGAATTTAAATGGCTCAAGCAGGCGAGATTAGATTCGACGCGATTATAGACACATCTGACTACGACAGTGGTGTTAAGGACATCCAAAACGCCACGCGCAAAATCGAGGACAGCGCCGAACAGGCCGACAAGGCAATAGGCGATGTTGGCAAGAACGCGGGTAGTGGTGCGCCTAAAATCAAGGACGCATTCTCAAAAACGTTCGACGGTATCGGTGAACTGGCGGACGGTTTGGGTGTGAGCCTGCCGGGCAAGCTGGTCAAAATCGCATCCATCGGCGGCGCATTGGCTGCTGTCGGCGGCGTGTTTAAAACCGGTATCGATACGGCGATTAGCCAGATTGATGTGCAAGGCACTTTGGACGCCCAGTTAGGTAAGGGTAGTGTGGCCGCTCAAAACGCTGGTAAGGTAGCTGGAGAACTGTACCGGCAAGGTTGGGGTGAGAGTTTGGAAGACGTGGCTAACGTCGCGTCTAACGTCAGTTCTGTGATTCGTGGCATTGGTGAGGGTGATTTAAACACTGTCACCAAGGCAACGGAAGTGTGGGCGCAAACCTTTGACGCGGACGCGGGCGAGAGCGTGCGTGGCGTAAAAGTCCTTATGGAAAAATTCGGTTTGAGCGCGCAGGATGCCACCGACCTTATGACCAAAGGTATGCAAAACGGCTTGAACTATACCGACGAACTGGGCGACAACCTGTCCGAGTATTCTGGCCGTTGGGCTGAAGCAGGAACCAGCGCACAAGAGTACTTCAGCTTATTGCAGGCCGGTGTGGACTCGGGAGCCTACCAATTGGACAAGGTGGGAGACTTCCTTAACGAGTTCCTTACCTCTCTGACGGACGGTCGTATTGAGCAGAGTATTGGAGAGTTTTCAAAGGGCACTCAGGACGTTTTCAACAGCTTCAAGGACGGTAAGGCCACTGCGGAAGACGTGTTAAATGCGGTCATTGGTGAGTTGGGCACCATGACCGATAAAACCAAGGAAGCCAGTCTAGCGTCAACGCTTTGGTCTAGTCTTGGCGAGGATAACGCGCTTGGCATGATCGAAGCTCTCGGAAACGTGCCGAACAGTTATGAGAATATCAAGGGTGCTACAGACGAAGCCGCAGAAAGCACCATGAGCATCGGCCAACAGTGGGAAGCGTTCAAACGCACTATGGCCGGTACACTGGGTGACGCGTTCACACCATTCGTTAAGGGTTTCTTGGACGGTTTGACCGACATGACGGGGAAGTTTACCGACTTCGTGAACAATACCGATTGGAGTGGGCTAGCCAATATTTTGGGGAGTCTTGGCACTTCCATTGGTGGCGTGTTCACCGTGATTGGTAATTCGATTCAACCCGCATTAGATTTGCTTAAAATGTTCTCCGACTGGTTTAGTGCGAATAGTACGTGGATTGTTTCAACACTTGTTGGTATTGGTGCCGGTTTTGCTGTGTTCAAGACCGCGCAAATCATTAGTAGCGTGGTTGGTTTTCTTAAGTCGTTTAGTCTTGCGGAGACTGCCGCTACGGTAGCGCAATGGCTGTTTAACGCGGCTATGGCGGCTAATCCGCTGGTGTTGGTTATCACGCTATTAGCGGCGCTTGTAGCTGGTTTGGTTTACTTTTTCACGCAGACTGACGCGGGTAAACAAGCATGGCAGGACTTCTGTCAGACCATGCAAGACTTGTGGCAAAACCTTTGCGACTTCTTCCAAAACATTTGGGATAGTATCACTAAGTTTTTCACCGACGCCGGAACGAATATTACGAACGCGTGGAATGCCGTCACTGATTGGTTTAGTGGTATCCCCGGCAGAATCAAGGGTTTCTTCAACGATATTGGCGCATGGTTCGGGAGTAAGTTCCAAGAAGCCAAGGACGCTATTGTGAACAGGTTCAATGAGGCAGTGGGCTTCGTCAAGGGTATCCCCGGCAGGATCAGGGATTGTTTCAATGGTGCGGTGAACTGGCTTAATGATGCTGGCGGTAATATCGTTCGAGGCTTATGGAATGGTATCAGTGATATGTTTAACTGGGTGCGTAATAATATTCTCGGCTTCGGTAAGAATATCGTCAAGTGGGCTAAACAGGCGTTGGGTATCCACTCTCCGTCGCGAGTCATGGCCGAAGAGGTCGGAAAGTATATTCCTTCCGGTATCGAAATGGGTATCAAGGCTAACACTAGTGGTTTGATGGACTCGTTGGACACGTTGAGCTTGGATATGGTGGACGCTGTTAAGGTGCCGACTACTACTACTGGCTCACTGCCGGTGTTTGATGCTTCTTCGAGTGGTGTCACGTCCGCATTGCCGTCCACTAATATTGTGATTGAGAAAATGCAGGTGCGTTCTGATAATGATATTCGCCTTATCGCGCAGGAATTGAACCGTTTGCAACGTCGTGATTTGAAGAGGGTGTGAAATTGAGAATCATTTTCAATAACACTGATTTGGCTACCGTCCTACCTGACACCGTGCTCTATATCGGTAACGTTACTGGCCGTGAGTTCGTCAGCCCGGACGTGACCACGGTAGCGTACAAGGGCGCGCACGGTAGCCGATTCGTAGGCAATCGTTATCCCGCGCGTGATATTCAAGTGGAAGTAACCGTTATCGGCTACTGCTTTCAGATGATGCCATCTTACGCGTCTAAGCTTATGAGCGTGCTTGCTACCGACGTGACCGCTAGTCTGTCTTTCAGTGACCAAGAGGGCACGTATCAGGCTATCGTAAGCGCGATTGACTTGGAAGAGCATGAGACTTACGCGAATGGCACTATCACGTTCACATGTCCTGACCCGTTCCGTCATGGTGGCATGTATGATATTGATTTCGACACGCTCCCGACTGACACGTTGCACACCAATTACAATGTGGAACCGGTTTTTAATCTGGTCGTAAACAAGTCCGCCAACAATTTCAGCATTAATGTTAACGGCGACGTGCTCACCTTGGATATGCAAGTCGCTCAAGGTGACGTGATAGTGATCAACAGCGAGACACACACTGTCACCGTCAATAACAAGCTCACAGTATTGGAAACGTCCGGCACGTTCCCGAAATTGAAGCAGACTGGGAACGCGATTAGTTTCTCCCCTGAATGCGTCGGCAATGGTTCGTATACTGCGAGGTGGCTATGATGCTGGCAGAAGACACTATTACCCTTGTGGGGTTGCAGGGTCATGAACTCCGCACGCTCAGCCCACGCGCGGAATGGACGTTTGATCAGCGTTCCGACTCGACTAATCAGCTCACCGTCACTGTTGGCACGAATGAAGCAACCGACGTTGTTGGGGACATGGAACTATTATTCCAGCACCGTCGATTTGTCATTAACGAAGTGAATCGCACGCGCGATAATGAGACGTGTGAGATTGTCGCGGATGAAGCGCAGGCTGAAATGGCTTCAATCGAGGTTGAGTCATTCCAAGTTGAAAAGGCGAAGTTGAGCGCGGCAGTCACGCAATTGCTTTCCAACACGCTTTGGACGGTTGGAACGATTGAGGATGACACGCGTACGATTTACGCCGATCTTCAAGGCAAAAAGGTCACGGAATTGTTGACGTGGTTGGCTAATCAGTCTAACCAAGTATTGTCTTTCGATTCCGCCCAGCGTAAAGTCTCATTCGTTAAACGGGATATGACACCTTCCGGTGTCGTGTTCAACTATGACGTGAACATGGCGAACATTAAGAAGACTGAGACGCCGCCGACCTGCACCGTCCTGCACCCTATCGGCGCCAACGGGCTGACTGTGGCAAACGTGAATCATGGCAGTGAATTGGTGGAAGATTTCGGCTGGTACACGTCACTCGGCATGAGTGAGAATGAGGCACGTGCTCGATTCACGAAACGGCAGGAATGGCAGGACGAACGTTACACCGTCGTGCAGAATCTACTAGATGACGCGAGGAAGAAACTCTCCGTGTCCGCCTACCCAACGCTATCTTACGATTTGACAGCTGTTGACGATATCAGCGATTTACGTTTAGGCCAGCAAGCATATGTTTGGGATAATGTGCTTGACGTGCGCGTGTTGACAACGGTTAGTGTTATCCACACGTCCAGCGTGCACGATGACGATAGTGTGACATTGGATTACGTGCCACCATCGTTCACCATTGCGACCGATGATACTACCGGAGATACGACGTCCACGACGGAGGCTACCGTATTCCAAGCATTCAACGACACGGAATATACGCTAGGTGATACGGCCACACGCGTACTACCCTTGAGCATCAATGTCTACTCGGATACTATGCTTGAGTGTAATCTATGTCTCACTGTTAAAACCACGACGGCGGGACTGCTCGAAGGATATTTCCTTTTGAACGGTGAAAAGGCTGGGCCGCGTATCATGCAGACATGCGCGGAAGGGTATGTCACTATCGGCCTTCCGTTCTTGATCACGAACGTGAGCAGTAACGACCAGACAACGCTTGACTTGTATCTGAAGCATGGTGGTGCTGGTAGTCTCGCTATCAATGACGCGCAAATCTATATCAGTGCTAAGGGCGCGTATGGTGGTATCACTAACGAACGTCCTGACAGGCGCGTGGTTGACGCTGTGGAACGTTTTAAACGCGAATGGCGTAACGTTGAGGATACGACGTCTATCATGTTCCCGGAACGCAACGACACTACTGTTGCTGAAACTGTGGAACGGTTCAAGACGGAATGGCGTGAAACTGAAGACGTTGTTAATCCGATTGTGTGGCTTGAGGATAAGACGCTCACAATCACTAACGCCGAGGATGATACCGTGTTTACGCTTATCCTGCCGGACAAGAGTCAACATGAAATGCCTGCTGTTGTTGACGGGTCTACCACGTTTGACTTGAGTACGCTTGGTTTGACTGGTTCGACTAAAATTATAGTAAAGGAACTTGACGTGAGTGTCACGGTGACGCTTTGAAAGTGAGAGGAAATATTTTGAACGAGTCAGTGGAACGGTTGAATATCATGCCGCACGTGAAAGGTCACGTGGCCGTGGATGTGATGGAGGACGAGCGGATTGTAGACCATGCGGAGCATGATAATTATGTTAGCCCGTTCGTCTATAACGCGTTACGCAAGTATGTCAACGCGCAATTCATGATGTTGCATGATGGAACGAAATTGTATCAGAATGGTTCTGATTTTCCACAGTGTGCGCTTAATAGCGCGTTTATCCTGACCGACTACGCGGGGCCTGTAAACACTCGGGAACGTGTGATTCACGGCACTCCACTGAGTTACGGCTTTCATCAGTACGTGTCGAATAATGCTAACGAGTGTAGCTTCAACCAAGACGAATCATATCGCAAGGCGAACTCGTTGCGTTTCGTGTTTGATTTTTCAACCTCGCAAGGGAACGGCACTTTCCAAAGTATTTATAGTGGCCCCTCCACGAATAATCCAGCCTATAAGGCTGGATACGAACTTTTGACAGGTTATAATGTTCGTTGGACAGTGACTTACTGTGATGGAAAAATTTATACTCCGGACACTGATAGACTTATCGCCTTCACGGTTGATGATTGGATTACACGACTTAACGGTGATACGTGGAATAGTCAAACCGTGCAAGTCCCTAACGCCGGATTAAACAACAGGACATCTTTAACCGCGTATAATCATTCCATTTATTGGGCTAACAGGCAGTCTATTTACAGTGCGCCGGTGTCTGACCTGACTGACGTGACAACACATAATATCGGAGATTATTGTCAATCGATTTCTTACTCCGCAATTCGTGACTCGTTTTTCATCCTCTTCCAAAATGAGGTCAGGGAGTATTCGACTTCTTTTCAGCTTAAGAAAACTTTCACCGGCGATTATGGTTATTATATTTCTGCCATGCCGGAGGAAAACAGTGTCCTGCTCGATAATCGCGTATATGAGGTTGACGATAATGCTAACACGTTGAAACCATGCGCACGATGGGAGTCCCTCTCACCGTTTGACTGCATGACGTTCATAGGCGATTTCGCTCTAGCCTATGGCGGCGAGTACGCGTTTACCGGGCTGTACTTGGGTTCGCAGTATTTCAGTCGTGCCCGACTCGATAAGCCCGTAACCAAAAATAGTAGGCAGACTATGAAAATCACGTATGATTTCAACCTGCCCCCGATTGATTGGGAGCATTGATGGAGACGGCATTATTGTGCGCCATCCTCGGCAGTCAGACGGTGACTATTCTCGTGCAATGGGTGTTGAGCAAAATCGATGCGAAACGCAACCCATTACGCGAGGGTGTGAAAGAACTCTTGTTCTGCAAACTGAAACAGTTTGACGAACAACGGGAGCATAACGGGTTCGTGCCCATCGCGGACAAGGAAACTGTTGAACGCGTCTACACCGCCTACCATGCTTTAGGTGGTAATGGTGTGGGCACTGAGATAACTAACAAGATTCGTACTTGCGCAAGCAGTAGGGAGGGAAAATGAAACAAAAGCCGAAACATAAGCGGTTTAAGCGGAGCATGGTCAGGCCGGTTACCGGTTTGGCGTTGAGTGCGACTATTATGCTTTCGCCTAGCGTGGCGTTGGCGAACATGAATGGAGTGGACGTGAGCGGATGGCAACCCGCGAACATCACGCGCACCATTCCGGCTGATTTCGCTATCGTCAAGGCAACCGAGGGTGTGGACTTCACTAACACTTCGTGGGTTAGCCAGATTACTGGCGCTATCGAAACCGGGAAGATTCATGGGTTGTACCATTATGCGAATGGTGGCAGTGCAGGTGCGGAAGCCGACTACTTCGTTAACACGGTAGGCTCTTATGTTGGTCGTTCTATGCTTGTATTGGATTGGGAGAGTTACCGTAATGTCTCGTGGGGGAATGGTAATTGGGTGCGTCAGTGGGTTAATCGCGTGCATGACCGGACTAGTGTCTGGCCTGTGGTTTATGTGCAAGCTTCTGCCGTGTGGCAGATTCCGCAGGACGTGCGCCAACATTGCATGCTGTGGAAGGCACAGTATGCGAGCAATGCCGTCACTGGCTATCAGTCTCAGCCGTGGAATGCTGGCAGTGCAGGTGAGGGTATGTTGCAATACACGTCTCACGGTATGTTGAGTGGCTATAATGGTTTTCTTGACCTTGACTTGTTCTTCGGGGATAAGACCGCGTGGGGGCGTATTGCCTGTGGTGAGCGTAGTGGGTGTGTGCCTAATTCGTTTGCTAATACTGGCACCACTACCACGGTGAAGCATGATACGCCGAACACTACGTCTAATGGTGATGTGAATCAGATGGCGAACGACGTTATCGCGGGCAGATACGGTAATGGCGCGACACGCAAGGCTTTGCTGGGCGGTTATTATGATTCGGTTATGAGGATTGTTAATAATCGTCTTGGATGTGGTACGTCTCAATCGTCTGCGCAATGCGTTTACGTCCAGTCTGGTGACACGTTGAGTTCGATTGCATCACGCTATGGTGGTAGTTGGACTGAGTGGACGGGCTACCGTTCCGGCAATCCGAACATCATTTATGCGGGTGAGCGTGTATGCCGTCGAGGGACTAACGTTTCCACCGGTGGAGCACGTCGTTACACTGTCCGGTCTGGTGACACGTTGAGCGGTATCGCGGCGCGATATAAGATTAATATGAGTCAGATTAAGGGTTATCGTTCAGGCAATCCTAACGTGATTTATCCGGGCGAAACCTTGTACTGGTGATTGGAGTAAATTATGGATATTACTCAGGCTGAGACTATCGCGGTTGCTATCGTCGGTTTGGTTGCTCCCGTGTTCGTGCAGGTTGTTAAACCTGTTCTGCCGGATAACATGACCGCCTTGTTTAGTCTCGCGGTCAGTGTCGTGCTGGGTATGTTGGCTATCGCGGCTGTGGGCGGGTTCAACCACGGTTATACGTGGAGTGTACTGCTTGTTGCCGTGATTGGTGTGTCGCAGACGGTTTACACTGTTGTCAATCAGGTGATGGGCGGCAAGCTTGGCAAAATGTTTGTTGACGAAAATACGTTGGCCTAGTATAATGTGGAGTGCTGAAAGTTTTGGCGATTGACTTTTAGTGCTGTCATTGATAAGCCGCACGGTTTTCTTTCACCGTGCGGCTTCTCCTTTTTTTTAAATGTCTTTCAAACCGTCCCACGTTTGCACTGGGATGCTTTCGGGTCGTGCGAACCCTGAAACGATTAATCCCAGTCGTTCGGCTTCTTTCACGTTCTCGTGTACCCAACCGTGGCAACCGGTGGTGCCTGACCCGCAGAGGGTTATGAGGTTCGAACTGGAATGCATTCCAGCATAGGGGTGCGAGCGTAAGCGCCGGTGGTGGATGGAGTAGCCGAAGGGCGTGTATCTTATGTCCCGTCCGCATCTTACGCACCGGTAGTGGTCACGTTCCAACACGAGTTGGCGGGTTTCTTCGGTCGGGTTTTTCTCTTTTGGTTTGCCTTCTTTCGCTAGCATTATTTCTCCGATTGCTCCACGCAAAATTCTGCTAATTGCGTGAGTGCAAACCCCAGCATGGCGTAGCTGTTCTTGCTGAGGGTTTCGGCGGTGCCGATCGTGTAGGTTTGTTTTTCCTTATTGGTGGTGTAGCGGAGTTTTTCTTCCACCATTGAGTCGGCTAGTTCAACGCTGACATGCATAATAAATTCTGGCATGTTTTTCATTTTGTTTCCTCCCTTGGTTGGAATGATGCGACTTGTTCGCCTTCGTCATCAAAAATTGTTGCGACGACTCCGTTTTCCACTGTTTTTCTTGCCGTGGCCACGGCTTGACTGAATGTGGCGCATACATAATCGACGCCGTTGAATCTTACTACATACATGTTTTATTTCTTTCATTAGTGGTGCCCCGCCCGCAAGGGCGGGGCGGGTGGTGTCAGTCGCAGAGTTCTTCAATCTGTGCTTCATATGTGGTGTCATAGCTGGTTTCATGGAACTTGTTGACACGCCCGAACGTGAAACCGTATTTGCGTTCACATTTGCGACGTATTGAACGGAGAATGTTCTTTGTTTCCACCGCTTCACTGTGGAACGTGTAGAAGGCGTCAAGTTTCGGGATGTCGATGGTTTGTTTTCCGTCGAAGTAGCTGATGTTGATTGTTGCGGTGTTCATTTTGATTTGTCCTTCCTTGTTTGGTTGATAGTTTTATAATACATCACTATTGAGTGCGACACGCCGACGTTCGACAAACACACCCCAACACATCGGATACTTCAATGGCACCAACCGGGACACGCGATAATCAGCGCCATAACGCACTTCAGCAAGCCGAGCAATAACCGCGTGCGCTCTCTCCCTTGCTTCGGCAACCCGCTTATCATAGCCACGTTTGCGTTTCTCCCAACCGTTGCTAGTCCTCTCATACACCTCCCATACGACACCGTTTTCCGAATAATGAGACTGCGCACGATAGTCGTAAGCGTCAACGTTCCTATATTTCACCGTATCCCCCTTTTAGTACATTTCAGCGATGTGTCGAGTGAACGCGCATACGCTGACTGCAGTCAGATAGCCACGTAATCCCGTCTTCCTAGCCATGAGAACCCAGACTGGGAAAGTGATGAAGGGTGCGAGACACCAACCGCACACGGCAAGATTCTTCAAGCTTTTCGCCTGTGCCTTTTTTCCTACCGCCACACAGTGTTTGCGGTTATCGTCCGTGGATTGCGTGAATTGTTCGTAATGGTCGGCTACTTTGTCGCACGCCATTTTCCAGCTTTCACGCATGATTCTTAATTTCAGTCCGTACCCGTCCGTGAGCTGGGCGCAAGTGTTGAGGTATCCGGCGACTAGTCCGGCCTGTACTGCTTTGTTCATTTCTTCGCTCCTTTGCGGTAGGTGTAGAGCGCCGCCAACATGCACGCGACACCGATAATATTAATGAAGTTCATGTTTTCGTTCGCAGATAGCACGATCCCGAAGAGAAAGAGTATTGTCACGAATCCGTCGTTTTTATTCATTGTAGATTCCTTTCATTGGTGGTGCCCCGCCCTTGCGGGCGGGGCGTCGATATTTTGACAAGCTTAAAAACCGTATGCGCATTCGGCTTCGGAGAGCTCTTCCATGTGCTGTTCAATTCGATGCATCGGGTTAACATTTGAGATTATCAGGTAGTTGTATATTTTAGAAATATTGCCTGTGGACATTGCCGTGTGCGCGTAGTGTTCCCACAGACTGTTAGCGAGTGGATTATCAACATTGTTGAAATCGACGTGATGTGTAATGTTTTCGAGGTAAACGTATGACATTTTGTTTTGTCCTTCCTTGTTTGGTTGATAATTACATAATACACTACTTGCGGACACGACACGCCGAAAATAAAAAAAGGGAACCAACGAAATTGCTTCGTAGATTCCCTAATCTCAACGACTGCAATACGCTAAGCACTGCACCTCAAGCGCATCCACATGGCGATAACACACCCCGTCGAACACGAAAAAAGGCGCGCTAGAATACTTGTGAGACTTGCGCAGTGTCCAGTAACGGCTATTCCCCGGCTGAACGACCATGAGTGCAATCATAATGCCCGTTTTCTTCTTGATTCGCACCACCATTTTTCGTAGTTCGTCAATCAACTCACGGTGTTTACATCCAGCGCAATCGTCGAAGACCGCGTAAATGACACGTCGTGAAATGCTCACCAGTCTACACCTCCCAGTTTTTGCAGTTCGTCAATGAGAGTTAACGTCTGCAATTCTTTTGTCTCCTGTGCTTCGATTTCACTTGCAACACTCCGCCGGTCAACCGCGAACACCTCATGTTGCAAACTGCCATACACCCTATCATCGAACATGGTGAAATACACCGTTTGCAAGTCAGGGTTAACGACAAAATACTGCAACACTTGAGCTTGATACTGTTCGGGGATGAAGTCGAACTCTCGACGCGATTCTAGAATCTCCGGGAAGAGTTTGAGCGCCAACGACTGCAATTCATCGCGTTGACTATTCGGAGTTTCCGAATCGTTGAGCATCTGGAATACGCGGAATGGAACAACCGTTTGGAGATGGTATTTCGTGCCCAGGCTTTTCGCTTCGAACGCGAACGTGGGATTATATTCCAGCCCGTTAATGTCGATTTGCGGCTTGGTGTGAGCGTCAGGACTGACCGCAATACGGTCGTCCACGTCACTTACCCACATTCCAGTATCGAATTCCACAATGTCAGTGGGAATGTCAAGTTTCTCGCACGCCATCATGATGTTAGTGTTTTCCAAACGGTGGCCGCGCTCCATTGGCGGTTCCCCGTCCGGCTGTTCCGCGATCATGTCGGCAAGAAACTGCCAAAAGTCGAGGTTGACTTTCAACCGTTCGTTATCTCGTTTGGCTTGTTCGGCTTTCACTCTGTATTCTTCGGCCTTTTCTTCGGTCTTTGCCTTGTCTGCCATGGCTTCGAGCTTGGCTACGTCCTTTTGGGCGTAATGTTCGAGCGCGAGTGTTCCGGCTTTGGTGCCAGTGATTTTGCCAATTCTGGCGTCTAACCATGCTTGCGTGTCCTGTGTTTGCGAAACGTTTAGGATCTTCATTTTAGTTTTCCTTCCTTACCGGTAATCCGTCTTCCGTGGTGGCGAGCGTGTATGCTTTCAGCAGTGTGCCCGCTATTTTTTGACGTCGTGCGGGCGGGATGCGTCGGAACTTGTTTTCCCAATGCGCGACTTGGCATTGCCGTACACCGTACATTTTCGCCATTTCACGCTGGCTGATGCCGAACGCGTTGCGCAAATATTTCAATAATTCGCTATCATCCAAAGAGTCAAGATAAATATTCCGACTGTTGACGGTGCGGAGATTGTTTTCATGGTCGAGTGTGAATAGGTTGCCGGTTTTTGACTGGACAAGGTAGGCGTAAACGTCTTCTTTGATTCTGTATGTTCGCTCTCCGGCGACGGTTTTGAATGTGATGGGCATGGCTCCCGGCCATAGTGTGAGTCTCATTTATTCTCTCCCATAGTCTTTTCATCATAGAAGACGTATGCGATTCCGTTGACAATGTTGAATTGCCCTCGCACGATGCTTTGGTAAATTGTCGGTTCGACCCCAGCCAAGTAGAGCAAGTCTAGTGCGTCCTCTCTGGAATCTGGATAGATTGCGATTTGCGGCGTGTAGTCTTTTAATTCAATGTCCGGTGAGGCTTCAGCCACTTCGCCAAGCTGGTCTAGCGTCTCTTTGAGGAACTTGACGTATTGAGCAAGGGTTATTGTATCTTTCATTATTGTTCCTTTCGTTAGATGGTGCCCCGCCCTTGCGGGCGGGGCTGTGGTTTGGTTTAGAGTGCGTGTTCCTTGAGCAGTTCGGTGAACTCGTCGGTGTCTACCTGTTCATAATCGGTGTAGCCGTTCATGTCGCAGATGGTGCGAAGGTCTTTCGCGGCTCCGTAGGTGTCCCAATTGCCGTCATCCTGTCCGCTGTTTTGGATGTAGTTGACGATGTAGGCTTCTGCTGTGCTGAGGTTGATTTCCATTTTGTTTGTCCTTTCCTTGGTCGGTAATTACATAATACAATAGTTTTGATCACGACACGCCGGACTAGAAACAATCCATGACAACGAAACCCATACCCGCCAAACCAATAAGGATATCAGCCAATGCGAGAAGAATCATATAACTATCCTCACACCACAACGCCACCCCCAAAGCAACAGCGGACACAATCGTAAGCGCCAAGAAACCGCAGAATATAGCAACCTTTTTCACTTATTGCCTCCCTTACTGATAGCCTGACGGAGAAGCATAACGTCATGTTCGGTCAAGTCCTGAGGCTTACGCACCTCATGGCCGAACTGCGATGCCAAAGCGTTGACGTAAAACCCTAGATTGGTTCCAGCGGCCTGAGCCATGTCGTTAAGATCGTTGACTTCCTGTGCCGTGGCCTTCCGTGGTTGTTGTGGTGCAGAATAGTCGCGCATGGCGGCACCGTCATCGTCCTTGTCGGGGAAGATACCAAGAGCGGCGTAGAGGGAGTAGCGTCGCGCGTAGGTTACTGCGGAGCCGATTGCCTGCGGGTCGGGCACCACCACGAAGGGGTAGTCCCCCACATTCAAGGTTTTTTCAGCGTCGAAAATGATTGTTTCGACCGTGCCGTAGCTCACTTTGTCTCCTACCGCACCCATGCGCACCACCTGCCGGAAGGCTAAATCATACTTGGCGAAAATAGGCTTGATGGTCTTGAGAATGGTAGCAAGATTAAGGTACTTGTAGGTGCGTTGCCCGGCGTTGGCTATCAGGTCGGTGACGAAGTTGGGGACTTCGTTGAGTACTGCCATATATTTTTCTTCGAGTTTCATTATTGTTCCTTTCATTAATGGTGCCCCGCCCTTGCTGGCGGGGCGGGTGGTTGTTTAAAGATATTTTATTTCTGCCTCGTAGACTGCGCACTGGTCTAATCCTTGACGCCATGTGAAATCGTCTACAAGGCAGACTCGACCGAACGTGAAACCTTCGTCGCGCTTGAGGATGTTGCGCATGTTTGCCAATTGGTTTTTAATTTCCACTGCTTCGCTGTGGAATTCGTAGACTTCTCCGGTTTCTTTGATTACGAGACGTTGTGTGCAGATGCGATGGTTGAGGTAGATGATTGCGGTGTTCATTTTCTTTGTCCTTTCCTTGGTCTGTAATTACATAATACATTATTGTTGAGTGCGACACGCCGGACGCGGTAGAATCTCGCCCAACCGACTCAACCCCCTAGCGGTCTCAAGACCACGGAACCGTTTAGCGGACTGTGCGGCTTCATCGAGACTACGCCCACTCAACCGGTTACGCCGATACTCCCAACTCGCATCACCCTCAATGCCAAGCGCGGCCATCTCACGCGTAATGTCGACTTCGGAAGGCTTATGGTCACGTTTCCACCTACGCCAAAACGCATTGAGGTCGGCGGGCATGAGATACGGGCGCTTCTTCGCGTATTCCGGGTTTGCGAAAAATTGGCGTATGGCTTCTTTCGCCACGTCTAATCGCATGTCAGTTGCTAACGCTTCCATCCATGCGGCCACCTGCATATCGGTCACAAGACGATTATCAAAGGCGCTGGCATAGGTTAGGAGTGCTTGCACTTGCAACTTGTTCATTTCAATTCATCCTTATATTCCACTTGCATTAATTTCACGACTTTCACCATGCCGTCCAAGTCACTTTTTCTAAGGTATCGCCAGAAGAGACCTTCCGTATAGGTGGTGGCTTGGTGTGCAAGGTCTAACATGTTGTCCATGTAGAGACAGCACTTACCCACTTGCGTGAGGTTGTGCGCGTCCAATGGTTTGCCATCAATTTGCAGACGGCATTTCTCGTCATTGTCGATAGCCCTCTGTAGATACCATTCTGCTTTCTGCAAGTCTTCAAGCGGATGTCCCTTGAGTCTATACCGCCACACGTATTTTATTGCGTTGCCTACGCAAAAGCTGTGGTATTGCGCGACTTCGATGCATTCGCAAGGTTTCGTGTTGTCGGTGTAGTGTGCTGGATGATTAACGTTGTCCATGATTGTTTCCTTTCAGAATTGCGGTGTGATTGAGTCCAGAAAATCGTCAAGGTAAAGGATGAAGTCTTCTTGCATTGAATCGTGTGGCTGTGGCTGATAGTCCGCATGTAGCCATTGGATGCCACTGGACATTTTCATCCACTTAATACCGGCAAGATACACGAGTATCGTATTGTTGACTTTATCAATCGTCCAGTCTGAGGGAGCCACAACGTCCATCATGTAACTTTTAGATTGGGCTCCGCTTCTCTGTCGGTTTTCTAAGCCTTTCCATGCTGAGAGCCATACGCGGTAGCGGGCTATTTTGGGGTTGTCTTGTATGGTTAGTGCGGTTTCGAATATTGCCGTGTCTTTTGTCTTGTCGCACTCAACGACGGAATGCATGTCGTACGGTGGTATATCGTTGAATAGTGTCAGCATTTTATTTTCCTTTCAGTTGGGTGCCCCGCCCTTGCGGGCGGGGCGATAACGTCAGATTGCTTGACGGAAATTGGATATTTCGTCGTTATGGTGCTTTACCGTCTCGACGTATTTCAAGGCTTCCTCGTATCCGGAGTAAGTAAACTCTGGTGGGGTTAATTAATTGCGTAGTCGCATGACCTTAGTCTGCGAGTACCGCTAATATGCTGCTCTCACAGTCCGGTCTTGGTAGTGGCTGCAATACGCCCATATCCTCATAGTACTGGTTCAATGCTGGCATGCTTGTTTGCATGTCCGGGTTGTCGGAATCGTAGAAGACTGTTGAGCGGAGGTATGGCGAGTATTTATCATATCGCAAGTGCAGTGGGCAGAAGAATCTCGGCTCATTATCACCGGTGAACAGGCACAGCCATTCTTCTTCGTAGATTATGTTCTCGACTGCGTCTTCCGTGCTTGACGCCCAGAAGTCGTAGGACATGTGGCAGTCTGGGTAGTCGCATTTTGCCAAGTAGGTTGTTTTCACTCTCATGCTCATTCGACGCTCCTTTCGGCTTCGCGCATGATGTGCCGCATGTCGGCATCGGTCAGCTTAGCTAGTGTCAGGTTGGCACCGGCCAAGTCTACGCCTGTCAGGCCTGCGCCTGTCAGTTCTGCGCCTCCCATGTCTGCGCCGCGTAGGCATCTGCGCCCGTATTTTTCGAGTATTTCTTCGATGTTGTCGCCTTCGAGTGTGGCTGTTGGTGTTTTAATTTTCATTATGGTTCCTTTCCTTTCTGTTGATTGTGGGGGGGGGGGGATTGTGCGGTTGCCCCCGCCGCTATAGTGTCACCACGTCTGCGCGAACTGTTCGACCTGCTCGGCGCTGAAGGTCTTGGCGGGGTCACGGTAGTCTTCGTCGGCTGTGGTGAAGGCGTAGGACGTGTAGTAGGCGTTGCCTTCGTCGTCGACGGCCTGATCGCGGTCGATGCTCTCCCAGCTGCCGCCTTCCTCTTTGGCTTCGATCGTATAGTCCTCGCTCATCCAGTAGTGGTAGAGGTCGGCGTAGGTGCTGGTCTTGGTGAATTCGATGCTGTTCATTTTCTTTGTCCTTTCCTTGGTCTGTAATTACATAATACATTATTGTTGAGTGCGACACGCCGGAAAAAGAAAATGCCCGCCGAAAATAAATCACGGACGCGACACGCCGGACTCAATCTGAAAGCCGAAGAGGTCAGTTTGCGACTGCATCGCTTGAGTGAGATTCTGCATGTTCCTTTCCGCGTTCGTGACGGGCTTGCGGGCTTGTGGCGGGTCTGGACGGTATTCGTCATTCCATCGTTCGCCGTTAAGCCATGTTGCGAAATTGGGGATAAACCGGGTTTCCGTGTTGGCGCACTGTGCGGCAAATGCTTGCACCTTGGCCATGAGAAAGGCGCTGTTAATGCCTACTTTTGCTTTACGCCATGCCTTGTAAGCGGCCATCTTGGCCACATGCTTGGGGTAGATTGTCCACAGTTGTTCGAATGCGTTCGGGTATTCTTCGCGCTTATGTTGCGCGGGTTCCGTCGGTGCGGGTTCGCGTGTGGGTTCTACCGTGGTAGTCGATTCTGGAGCTTGGTAAAGCGTTTTATCAAGCGTATCAGACTCAGAATGGCGCTTCACATTGTCTACGTCCATTGTGACGTGATACACATTGCTCGACGCCCCACCATTATCAAGCTTGCGACGTCTTTTGACTATAAGACCCTTATCCTCCAAGCTTTTAAGAGCTTTGAGTACGGTTGGTTTGCTTAGCAATGATTCGGCGCATAGTGTGGCGAGAGACGGGAAGCATTCGCCGCTATCGTTTGTGTGGTCGGCTAATACGAGATATACGAGCTTTTCATTAGCAGTCTCGAAGTGCTTCCCTCTGATAACCCAGTGGCGTACTGCCATAAAACCATAATCACTCATAGCTCACATTGTATGTCAATTACCTTAATCGCGCAACTTCTTTGTTTGTTTCTTTTCTTAATTGGTTGTACTTCAATGGTTATTCTTCAATGGTTATTCTTAGTGTAAAGCTACTTTACAGAGGGTGTAAAGCTACTTTACAGAGGGTGTAAAGCTACTTTACAGAGGGTGTAAA